GTCGCCCGCCGTGACCTCGGCGCCTTCGCGGAGCTTGCCACCAAGGATGCCGGTCCACATCAGGGCCGTGCGCGCGAAATCATCCCGCGGGTGACCGTAGTCAGCCTGTCTCGCCCCGTCGGTGATGCGGATGGCCTCGGCCAGGACGGTCTCGCCGGGGGCTTCCTGCATGAGCCTCAGCTGATGCAGGCCGACCGTCGGCACGGGGGGATTCTCCAGCGGCTGGAGCGTTTCGGCGTCGAAGGCCGGCATGTTGAGCTCGCGGGCCAGCAGGTACTCCAGCTTCGCCCCGCGCGACTCTTCCCACCCCGGCAGCATGGCGATGGCCTCGCACTGCGCCAGCAGGATCACGTCAGCCCGCAGGTACGTCTCACGCGGCAGGTCCGTCCGTCCGCCGAAGTTCTCGGCCGGGTTGATCGGCTCCCAGCCGGCTTCGCGTAGCCGCGCCGCGGCGGCGTGGAAGGCGGGGAAGTTGAAATCGGCATGGCCTGTCATCGGGCCGGATACGTAGATGCGCTTCACATGGGTTACCATTCAGTTGCTCTCCGGGTTCATGGTGCCGCCGCACAGCGGGCAGCGGCACAGGGGAAATTCGTTCAGGCGAACGGTCAGTCGCCCGCCGGGCACCACGTCACGGCGTTGCGTCACGAGCAGGTCGATCTGGCTGTCGTCCTCGTACAGGCCGGCATGCTGAAGCGCATCAAGGGTGCTCTTCTGGAGATTGTCGAGGTCGCGCCGCCGGCGGTCCGGCGGGAAGGCGTCCATCGCCAGGGCGATCCGGCCGCCGGCCGGCGGCTTTCTCGGCCCGCAGCCCCCGGCCAGGAGGGCACAGACGTTCGCCCGGAACGCCCGTCCCTCCCGGCTGATCAGGGTCCGCGGGCCGACGTGCCGCCAGTAGTGGTTGATGCTCGGGGGCCAGGGCAAGGTGATCATCGGCCATACGCTCCGGCCAGGGGCCACGGGTTGCGGGTGCCCTTGCGCCCGCGGGCATCGCTGAAGTAGGGCGGCACGTAGGTATTCTGGAGGTAGCCGCACCGAGCGAGTTCTCCCAGGACCTTCCACTGGCACTTCCGACAGAACCGGTAGGTCTGGTCCTTGAGCTCCTTGCCGCACCGTTCACAGTTGACTGCCATCGTCACTCCTCCTCGCATTCAGAATCCGTCGGTTGCACGGGCACAGCCCCGGGCGACGGATATCAGGCACACGCCTTCTGCCGCCGGTACTCCCAGATGGACTGCAGTTCCTTGCCCGCTGCCACGCGACTCGAGAACAGCGCCCGCAGCGTCTTGTCCCGTGTCCAGGCCCGGTCGTCCGAGATGGGCAGGACGCTCCGCCAGTAGTTCAGGAACTCGTCGCGAATCGCATAGCACCTGCGGACTCGCCTCTTGCGGGTCACGGCGACTTCGACGATCCGCTCGTCGGGGCTCACGGCCTCGTCACGCTCTGCCAATGCTCGTCCTCCTCTCAGGCCCATCCGGACAGCCGGTCGCCGATCAGGCGGCGGCGGTCATCCATGTGGTGCGGGATGGCCGGGTGCAGCGGATCGTCGATGTTGGCCGCCCGCCGCTCGGCCGCTTCTCTGGCCCTCAGCACCGACTTCGGGCACTTGTGGTCCGACGTCAGCCGTCGCCCGCAGACGACACACCTGGCATCACGGCCCAGCGAATGGTCTCCCATGGTCGTTCTCCTCGTTAGCGCCGCCACGGCGGCGTGTTGTCGGTGGGGGCGGCCTGCTGGGGCTTGCCGGCGGCCGTGTCCTTCTTCGCGTAGCCGCGAACCTCGTTCGCGAGCTCGCCGGTGTCCTCGCGCTTCTTCAGCTTCACGGTGACCACCAGGGGGATGTTGTGCAGTTCCACCGAGTCGCGGGGCTGCATCACGCCCACGGCGCGACAGATGGCGGAGAGGTTGCCGCGGGCGATCTTGACCGTCTGGGCATTCTGGTGGTTCAGGCACAGCCGGTCCCAGACCTTGCGGTCCTTGAACGGGCCGTCGAGGATCGTCAGTTCGACGTTCAGGTAGCTGCCCGTACTGTCCTTGGTGGGCTTCATCTCCGTGCCGGTGATGGCTGCCAGGTACTTGCCCGCCGGCAGCGGGTCGAAGGTGCTGCTGGGTTCCACGGTGTTGGCGTCAAAGCCGTTCAGGTTCGCCATGAGTCGGTTCTCCTTGGGTTGGGGTCAGGGTTTCAAGGCCGGCCGCGATCATGCCGCCGCCGGAGGGCTGGTCGCCGCAGTCGGCGGCGAGGCCATGGCCTGCATGAGGGCCGGCCACGACAGGGGCAGTTCGGCCGGCAAGTCGAAGCGGTTCTTCGCTACGCAGGCCGGGCTGCCGACGCAGCGCAGCACGCGCTCGCCGCCATCCTTGCCGAGGCCCGAGGCGATGGTCCGCTCGCGGTTGAAGCCGGTCTCCTCGGTCTTGGTGATGATCTTGCGGGTGGCGAAGAGCACGGCGTCGGCCCACTCGTTCACCAGGGCCGTGGCGTGCTTGTGCAGCCGCGGCGAGTAGCGGTCGTAAGCCGCGGACTCGGGGTCCTCGAACTTCTCGACCTTGGCGTGGGCCAGGAGGACGACGCACATGCCGCGGCGGCTGCGGAGGGTGTTGAGGGCATCGAGCACGCGGCGCCAGTGGGTCAGGGCATGCGTATAGCCGCGGGCATAGCCACCGTCGACCTTCTCGATGCTGGCCACGCCGTACTGCTCGCACAGGGCGTCCCAGATCAGCCGCTCCAGCCAGTCGAGCGAGTCGATGACGACGCTCTCGAAGTCGTGCTGATCCTGGATCAGGGACTGCAGGGCCGCCTCGACGTCGGCGAGGCTCGTGGCCAGGGGGAACGACGCGCAGTCGATCTGGTCGAGGCCGTCCTCGGTCGGGATGAAGATGGGACTGGGGGCCTGGGCCGCCGTGGTGGACTTGCCGATGCCCTCCGTGCCGTAGATGACGAAGCGCGGCGGCGACGGGCGGCGACCGGTGTGAATCTGCTGCAAGAGGCTCATGGGGACTCCTTCCGTTGGGGTTCGGTTTCCGTGTCTGGAGCAGGAGAGACCGTGCCGGGCGGCGCGCGAGAGGGCGGCCGCCCGGGTGCGCGGAGGGGTTACGAGGTGTCGAGGATGCGAATCCCCTCGTACCCGGTGGGCCAGAACTCCTTCTGCCGGCACACCAGGAGCCGCCGGATGGCGGCCTCGTTTTCGCGGCGGGCGATGGCGAGGGCGTCGTCGCCGGCCCGCCAGACGCCGCAGCGGTACGGCTCGCGCTTCTCGACGGCCACGATGTGCACAGGGACGAACTGCGAGATGGCCTCGGCGAGGACGGCCTGGTAGAAGGCCAGCTGCGTCATGTAGCGGTAGCGGCGGGCGTCGGCCTCGAACCAGTCGAGTTCGTCGCAGGTCTTGAGGTCCACGATGCCTCGGTGGGGATGGGTCCAGTCGATCCTGATCTGACACGGCGTGTCGCAGTATTCGGCCCGCACCACGCCTTCGGCCCGGCCATAGAGCAGCAGGTCCACGGCCTCATCGTTCATGGCCACACCGGCGGCCATCTGCTCCACCAGGTCCACCTGGTCGAGACTCAGCACCGGCTTGCCCTGCGCCGCGGCCCATTCCTCGAAGGCCTTCGTATTGGCCCCGAAGGGCCGGCCGGTCTTCGGGTTGATCGGGCCGCCGAGGGCGAAGCGGCTTTCGTAGACGTCCCGCCCCTCGAGGATGCGGGCGTGGGCCGCCCGGCCGACCAGGTAGGCCGCCGAGTCGCGGCCGGCGATCAGGCCCGACAGTTTCTTGAAGTAGAGCCACGGCGACTTCATGAAGTCGATCAGCCGGTGGCTCGACAGGTACTGGCCGGCCCGGCGGTGATACTCACCATCCGGTTCGGCCAGCAGGGCGTTCAAGTCGATCAACACGGCGCAGTCTGCGGTCTGCGGCATTCGGTCTCTCCTTGCGGCGGGCGTCGTCCTCCTGCCCGCGACGCAATGCTTATTGCCGCAGACCCCCAAAAGTGCGGGGTGCCAAATAAAATCACATTCCTTGTCACATGACAGTCATGTGACGGAATTTGGCACTGCTTCCCTGTCATGTGACGATCACATGGCCCGTCACGTGATCTTCGCCAATCACATCCACGGTTAGATACGTGGCACCGCCCCGTCAGCGATCATGGTTGCGTCGTCCGGGAGAGGCCCGGGCGCAGACGCGGCCCTGTTTACGGAGAAGCACCGTGGCAAAGACTTACATTGAGGAGCTGTACGAGCGGTACGTGGGAGCCTTCGAGGAGTGGAAGATCAACCTGGCCTTCGCCCACCTGAAGCGTTTCGGCGTGCCCCTGGACCGGTGGGACGACGCCCTGCAGGAACTGTCCATCGCCATCCACCGGTTCCACTTCGACCCGGCGCGGGCGCACGCGGCCAGCGAGGAGACGATCCTCTGCCGCGTCCTGGACCGCCGCATCAAGATGCTGGCCCGCTCCAGCGCCCGCCGGCGGAACCTGATGGAGCGCTTCAGCCAGCTCGCCCACCGCACCGAGGACGCCCACCGGCCGGAGGAGAAGGTGATGGCCGACGAGGTGCGCAAGGTCGTGGCCACGCTTTCGCCGCGGCGGCAGCGGATCTGCCGTCTTCTGATCGAGTGTGACAACCCGTTCGAAGTCGCCGAAAAGGTTGGCCTCCATCCGGAGACGGTGCGCCGCAACATCCAGATCATCCGCGAGGCGTTCATCAAAGGAGGGCTCGACCCATGGTCCGACTGAACGACACGGCGATGATCCCGGAGAGCGCCGACGAGCGGCTCGACGAACTGGCCGCGATCCTGGCCCGCGGCGTCCTGCGGCTGGCCGCGAAAAAGACTCGTTTTCGGAGTCGCAATTGCCTTGAGGTTTCAGGCGAAAAGAGCCTGAATGTCACCCCCAACGCGGCGGAACCCGCCGCAGAACGAAAGGAGGTGGCATGATGGAGAAGACGGTATTGAAGCAGGTGGACGAGCTCAGCCGCATGTCGATGGCCCAGCTCCGCAAACGCTGGGCGGACCTGATGGGCACGGACCCCGGCAGGCTCGGCCGGGCCTACCTGGTCCGCCGCCTGGCCTATCGCATTCAGGAGTTGGCCTTCGGCGGCCTCAGTCAGGAGGCCCGGCAGCAGCTGGCGGCGATTGCCGACGGCAAGGGGCCGAAGGGGCCAAGGGCCAAGCGGCGGAAGATGAATCTGGCGGTGGGCACGCGGCTGCTGCGTGACTGGAACGGGCAGCGCTATGAGGTGGTCGTGGAGCAGGAAGGGCTGCTGTACGACGGCCAGCACTACCGGAGCCTGACGGCCGTGGCCGAGGCCATCACTGGCAGCCACTGGAACGGCAACCGGTTCTTCGGCATCACTCGGCCGGCCGGAAAGCGAGGCAAGGCATGACGAAGAGCACGCCGACAATCCGCTGCGCGATCTACACCCGCAAGAGCCACGAAGAGGGCCTCGAACAGGAGTTCAACTCCCTCGACGCCCAGCGGCAGGCGGGCGAGGCCTACATCGAGAGCCAGCGGCACGAGGGCTGGCAGTGCCTCCGCAGGCGCTATGACGACGGCGGCTACACCGGCGCCAATATGGACCGCCCGGCGCTGACCGAGCTTCTGGCCGACGTGCGGGCCAAGCGGATCGACTGCGTCGTGGTCTACAAGGTCGACCGCCTCAGCCGCTCGCTGCTGGACTTCGCCAAGCTGATCAGCACCTTCGACGAGCACCAGGTCAGCTTCGTCTCCGTCACGCAGCAGTTTAATACCACGACCAGCATGGGCCGCCTGACGCTCAACATCCTGCTCTCCTTCGCCCAGTTCGAGCGGGAGATCATCGGCGAGCGGATTCGGGACAAGATTCTGGCCACCGCCAGGCAGGGGAAGTATTTCGGCGGCTTCCCCGTGCTCGGCCTCGACATCGTCGACCGCAAGTTCGTGGTCAACGAGGCCGAGGTGCCTACGGTGCGGCACATCTTCGGCCTCTACCTGAAGCTCCAGTCCTGCCGCAAGGTGGCCGACGCCCTGAACGCCGAGGGCATCGGCACCAAGCGTTACACCGGCAAGAGCGGCAAGCCCCGCGGCGGCAAGCCGTGGACGCAGAAGTCGGTCTATGCACTGCTTACCTGCCGCAAGCTCGTCGGCCAGATCACCCACCGCGGCAAGCACTACCCGGCCGAACACCCGGCCATCCTGCCAGTCGAGGTGTTCGAAAAGGCCCAGAAGACCCTTTCGGCGAACCAGACCTACACGCACAAGCACCAGGTGCGGCGCTTCGCCCTCCTGCGGCGGATGATCCGCTGCGGCCATTGCGGCAGTCTGGTGCAGCCAAGCCACTCCAGGAAGGGCGAAGGCACCGAGTATCGCTACTACACCTGCGCGAAGAAGGTCAGGACCGGCTACGGCCGCTGCCCGCTGCCGTCGCTGCCTGCGGGCGAGATCGAGACGGCCGTCGTCGACCAGCTTCGGGCGCTGCTGCGCCATGGCGACGTGATCGCCCGGACCTACCGCGAGGTGGTTGACGCGGGCGAGGCCCGGCCCGACGAGGCCGCCCAGGCGCGGCTCGACGACCTGCGAAAGCGCCACGAGCAGACGCGGAAGGCCATCCGCGCCGTCCTGAGCGTCGGCGACGGCGACGAGGAAGGCACGATGGCCGAGGAGTTGAAGCGGCTGAACGGGGAATTGAAGGCCCTGGAGCGGGCCATCGGGGAGATGGAGGCCGCGCCGCAGAGTGGCGGGCCGCTGGAAACGGACCGGGTGTCGAAGGCCTTGCGGGCGGTCGATCCGGTGTGGGATGTGCTTTACCCGCAGGAGCAGCAGCGGATCGTCAAGCTGCTGGTCGAGCAGATCACCGTCAGCACGACCGGCATCGACATCCGCTTTCGCACCAACGGCATTGAACAGATTGTCGAGGAACTCCAGACCGTAGGGGAGGCAGCACATGGTTGATGTGAGCGAGATTCAAGAGGAGCAGGCACGCCACTATCCCGGTCTCCACGTCCGCCGCGACGGCGAAGCGGTGGTCGTGCACATTCCGGCGAGTTTCCGGCGCCGCGAGGGCCGCCAGACCATCATCATCGGCGAAGACGGCCGCCCCATCGACCCGCAGCCCAACGCCAAGCCGAAGGATGACCGCCGGGTGAACCGGACGCTCGTCGAGGCCATTGCCAAGGCTCACCGCTGGCAGGAGCAACTCGAATCCGGCGAGTACCCCAGTGTCGACGACCTCGCTCAGTCCCTCCACGTCGACCGCAGCTATGTCAGCCGCCTGCTGCAACTGACCAGCCTCGCCCCCGACCTCATCGAAGCCATCCTCCGCGGCGACGAACCCGACGGCCTCAGCCTGGCGAAGCTAAGGAAGAACCTGCCGGTGCGGTGGGACAAGCAGCGCCGGGAGCCTGATTGACATTTCCCTTGTCTGGTCCGTACCCACGGTGATATCCTGTCCACGTGCGGTTACAGGAATTGGCTAACGGCAAACTGGCCACAAGGCAGTCGCCTTTGCCCACGAAAGGATAGGAAATGCGGAACTCTCTTTTCATGACGCTGCCGCTTTCTCTTTGCTTGGGCATTTTGAGTGCAGCATGCCTCGCGGCCGAGCCAGAAGTGCTCACACTGAAGCCACAGCTGAAGAAGGGCGATTCCTTCACTCTCCAGATTACGCGGAGTCGTCAACAGACGCGCGGGAGCAGAGATATCAGCGGTCAGGCGACCCTCCTGGCCGACATCGCAGTTCTGGAGGCCGGCCCCGAGGGGTACGTGGTTTCGTGTACCTACCGCAAGACACGCGTCGACGGCGCCGAGGCCGAGCAGATCAAGGCCAATCCCGCCTCGAAGATTCTGCTCGACATGTGGAACAACATCCCCATTCACTTGAAGTTGTCGCCGGACTACGCCGTGACCGGTTTGGCTAACTACGAGGCCGTTAAAAAGGCGATGGATGCCTCTACTGAGAAGATGCTGGCCTCCATGGCCTTCGACGCAGAGAAGGAGAAGGTTCTGCGCCAGACGGTCAGCCAAGTAGTCTCGTCCGAGCAGTTGGTGTCGCAACTGGTGGCCCGCGAGTTGGCCATCTACCTCAGTTTCAACGGCGACTTCGCCAAGGCATCAGACACGAAGGTGTCCAATGTCGAGTTCCCTTCGCCCTACGGCGGCGATCCGATACCGGGCAAGTGCACGACGAAGGTCGAGTCAATCGACAAGAAGAGCGGCAAGGCCGTCGTTGTGCGGGAGTCTGAAGTGGACGGGAAGGTTCTTCGCGAACAGCTCGTCAAGTGGATTGAGAACATGGACCGCAAGGCAGGGAAAGAGCCGACACCGGGCGATCAGATCCCGGAGATGACCATGCGGGACCTCATGCGGGCCGTGATCGACCTTAAGACTCAGTTGCCGCAGACGGCACAGATGGAACGGATCACGGTGTCGGGTCCGCAGAAGCGCGTGGACGGCATCAAAGTTATGCGACTTGCGGCCGGGGCCGACTTCTATGACGAGCCCAAGAAAGGGGCCGAATCAACTGCGCCGTCGACAGGGACGGAGGCTCCCCTGAATGGCGCCAAGTAGCTCATGCTCGCGGATCTGACGGATCTCGTAGGCTATCGAAGGCAGGAGACAACGACGGGTGGGCTGGCAGCCAGACGCCACGGCGTGGCATATCCTCGATGCGATGGCCGACGACTGGGAGTCCGCAGACCAGATTGAGCCCCACCTTGTCAGTTTTGTCGGTGCGACATCTCGTGCTGTGATCTTCAATGTGCTTCGCGAGTTGCATCGGCGGGGCATGATCCGGCTGATGAATTCCGACGGCTATGCAGAGGAGACCTTTCCACCCGATCCCGAGGGCTATTGGTTTTCAATGACCGATCTGGGACGCGAATGCTGGGACCGCCATGGTTCCTCCTTCCGGGACGTCTGA